TTCCTCAGGCGGCGAAGCCGCCTGACTAGTGTGTTCCTCAGGCGGCGAAGCCGCCTGACTAGTGTGTTCCTCAGGCGGCGAAGCCGCCTGACTAGTGTGTTCCTCAGGCGGCGAAGCCGCCTGACTAGTCGGGTCGTTGTCTCCGAATCCCAGTCAAACTGGACGACGAAGGAGCGAGGGGGTTACTGCGGGACAAGGTTCCAAGGCCGATTCATGAAACAAGGTTCCGGGTACATGATTCGGGGGAAGGGGGTTGGCTGGTGGCAAGTGGGGAGATAGTGTGAGAGTGAAATAGAAAGAGATTTCAGAAAAAATTTTCCAAAAAATTTCTCCAGAAAAATTGCCCTGCCCTATTCCTCTGCTATGGTCGGCCCATCTGCTCTATGTCGAGCTGGGGGCTATGGAAGAAACCGACCGCACCTGCGAGGCGTGCGGGCGCGAGCTTCCAATAGGACGTTTCGAGACAACTAAGGACGGTTGGACTCGCGCCCAGTGCCGCGAATGTGTCGGCACCATGCGAAACAAATCCGTATCAGGCTCCTACGAGATGTATCTGCGTAGGCTGTTGACGAAGGCCAGGAGCGCCCGCAAGGACACTCACGCCTTCGAGATCACGCCGGAGGACGTGATTGAGCTTTGGGAGGCTCAGCAAGGCAGGTGCGCCGTATCAGGCGTCATCCTCACGCATCATGCGGATGGCACCGGGAAGAAGGAGTTCAATGCGTCCCTGGATCGGATTGACTCGAACCGGGGGTATCTGAGGGGGAATGTGCAGCTTGTCGCCTACCGGGTGAACCTTTTGAAGCACACCCTGAGCACGGACATGCTCTACTGGTGGGTGAAGACAATTCACGATTACTCTTGTGATTAACTATTAGTCCGACTAATATCTGAAGCCAATGGTGAAAGTGCAGGTGGTTGCCATCGAAGGGCTGGATAGCGCCGTCATTGGTACAGGGTACCGGGATGGGAACGAGGTCCTGGCCTATGACGGGGCCCTAGCCCTGGCCTTAGTCCATCAGATGGGTTTTGAGGTCGAGTACCTCGAAGAGTTCTTGGAGATCATTGGAGCGCATGAGCTGGGGGAACACGCCCCAGTCTTTGTCTTTCTTGATGCCGAGGTTGCAGAGGAAGTTGAGCGAGCTAAACGAGATCACAGATCTCTCCACTGAGGACATGTCGAGGGTCGAGTTCCAGTCCCACATGCCATACATGGGGCTAACGCTCAATGCTCTGACGGTCCAGCAGGAGAAGCTGGTGCTCATGATGGCGCGGGGCATGTCCATCGCTGCTGCGGGGCGTGCTGCGGGCTACGCGACCTACAACACGGCCTTGGAGGCGTCGAAGCACCCGTCGGTGCAGAAGGCGCTTCAGTATTTTCGGGAGCAGCTCCGGGAGGAGGTGTTCTTTGACCGTACGACGGCGCATCAGATGTACCTAGAAGCGTACAACGTTGCGGCGAACGCGACGGAGATGAAGAACACCGTGGATTCCCTGGTGAAGCTCCACGGGTTGGCGACGCCGGATCAGGCGACGCAAATCAACGTGAACATCAACACCAGTTCTAAGCAGCTAGAGCGGCTGTCGGACGAGGAGCTGTTGAAGCTGGTGGGGCAGAAATCGGACTACTTAGAGCCTGAGGCGTCCTAGTGGAGGTGCCTCAGAAGCGGTGCATCCGGTGCAAGGAGCTACGACCGGAGACACTGTTCTCAGCAGAGGTGGGTGCCTTATGCGTCTACTGCAAGGCCGATGCGGCGGAGGAGCCTCAGGTCGAGGAGGCACCGGGGACGGAGCAGAGCTCCGAGGATGGGCAGACCGTTGAGCAACGAGCACGAAAAGAGCTTGCCCTACGAATCCTTGCACGTAAGCGGCTACTTCCCTTCGTGGAGCGCTTTAACCCTGACTACCTTGCTGGTTGGGTGCATAAGGATATCTGCCGCCGCCTTGAGAAATTTTCTCAGGATGTTGTGGCGCGGCGTTCGCCCCGTCTTATGCTTTTTATGCCGCCTCGCCACGGAAAATCCACTCTCGCGTCGGTTGCGTTTCCGGCTTGGCACCTTGGTCGAAACCCGGAGCACGAGTTTATATCGAGTTCTTACTCCGGTTCTTTGGCTATGGGATTCAGCCGAAAGGTCCGCCAGCTCCTTCGAGAACCTACTTATAAGTCAATGTTCAAAACGCGGCTGGACCCGGACAGCCAGTCTGCTGAGGCATGGCTTACCACCTCTGGTGGTGGATATGTTGCTGCTGGGGTTGGCGGCGGTATTACTGGTAAGGGTGCTCATGTTCTCGTAATCGACGACCCGGTGAAGAACAGAGATGACGCAGAGAGTCAGAACAACCGCGACGCGAACTACGATTGGTACACGTCGACTGCGTACACCCGACTCGCTCCGGGAGGGGGCATTCTGGTCATCCTTACTCGCTGGCATGACGATGATCTCGCTGGTCGATTACTGCGTGCTGCGGCTGACGGCGGTGATCAGTGGGAGGTGGTCCGCTATCCGGCGCTGGCTGAGGAGGATGAGGAGTTTCGTAAGACCGGAGAGCCTCTCCACGCCGAGCGATACGACCGAGACGCCCTGCTCCGCATCCAGAAAGCTGTTGGACCGCGAGACTGGGCCGCGCTTTATCAGCAAACCCCCGTCGCCGACGATGGAGACTACTTCACCCGACAGATGATCCGGTACTACGACCCGGACGACATTGACCAAGAGGCGATGCGCTACTACTGCGCTTGGGACTTGGCCATCGGGAAGAAGGACCGCAATGACTATTCCGTGGGGATGGTGGTTGGGGTCAATGAGTTTGATGAGTTGTTTGTGATGGATGTGGTGCGAGGTCGCTATGACGGCTTCGAGCTCGTGGAGCGGATCTTGGACCTCTATGAGCAGTGGCGCCCTTCCATCATCGGTATTGAACGGGGCCACATCGAGATGGCCCTGGGGCCGTTCCTTGAGAAGCGGGTTCGAGAGCGGGGGCTCTTTGAGGCGTATTTCAAGGATCTGAAGACTGGTCGCCGGGATAAGGAGGCCAGGGCCCGAGCGATCCAAGGTCGGATGCAGCAAGGAATGGTATTCCTGCCTCGTGATGCGGTGTTCACGGGGCCTTTGGTTGCGGAGCTCTTACGGTTCCCCAACGGGGTGCATGACGACCAAGTGGACGCATTGGCATGGCTAGGTCTGATGATGACCGAATTCTCTAGCTTCCAAGCTCCTGTGGTTAAAGAGGCGTCCTGGCGAGACAGGTTGCAGTTCCTGGCTCGTGGGGAGCGGCATAAATCTGCGATGAGTGCGTGATATGGCTACCTTGAAGAGCGCGAAGCGGCTAACCCCTGGCGAGCAGCAAGAGATTGCGAGCAAGCAGTGGGACCGTTATGTCAGGGCCCGGGACCACGGGCACCTTGAGTACATCGAGCTGGCCAAGCGCTGCGATGCGTACTACCGGGGGGAGCAGTGGGACGAGGCTGACATTGCCGCCCTCGAAGCGGTTGGGCGCCCTGCCCTGACCATCAACACCATCCTGCCGACGGTAAACACGGTGCTGGGTGAGCAGTCCACGCGGCGGGCGGACATTCAGTTCAAGCCGCGCCGGGGTGGGGACAGCGAGGTCGCCCAGGTGCTGACCAAGCTGTACATGCAGATCGCGGACAACAACAAGCTCGACTGGGTCGAGCAGCAGGTATTCAGCGACGGCCTGATCATGGACGGGCGGGGATACTTTGACGTTCGCATGGACTTCAGCGATCACGTCGAGGGGGAGGTCCGCATCATGGCTAAGGACCCCCTAGACATCCTCATTGATCCAGATGCCAAGGACTACGACCCCAAAACGTGGAACGAGGTGTTTGAAACCAAATGGATGACTCTCGACGAAATCGAAGAGCTGTACGGGAAGAAAAAAGCCGAAGAACTGCGCTTTATCGCAGAGAACGGCAACAGCTTCGGGCGCGACTCAATCGAGTACGAAGAGAATCGCTATGGCGACCTTGATGCGGCATCTGACTATCTTGGGGCGGGTATTCCTGGCGATGACGAATACCGGAATGTGCGTGCGCTGCGGGTCGTGGAACGACAGCACCGGCGCATGCACCGCGTCGAGTGCTTCGTTGATCCTTTCACCGGGGACCAGCGCGACGTGCCCGAGAACTGGTCTGAGACTAAGACCAAAAAGTTCGCCAAGCAGCACAGCCTAAACATCATCTCGAAGCTGAAGCGTCGGGTGCGCTGGACCGTCACCTGCGACAAGGTCGTGCTTCATGACGACTGGTCCCCCTATGACGACTTCACCCTGGTGCCCTACTTCGCCTATTTCCGGCGCGGTCGGCCCTTTGGGATGGTGCGTAACCTCCTCTCTCCCCAGGAGCAGTTGAACAAGATCGCCAGCCAAGAGCTGCATATCGTTAATACCACCGCTAATAGTGGCTGGGTGGTGGAGAGCGGATCGCTCGTGGGTATGACGGCGGACGATCTGGAGGAGCATGGAGCCGAAACAGGCCTCGTGCTTGAGTACAACCGGGGCTCGAACCCCCCGGCCAAGATCCAGCCGAACCAGATTCCGACGGGCCTGGACCGTATCAGCCAGAAGGCTGCGCTGAACATTAAGGCCATCAGTGGGATCAACGACTCGATGCTCGGGTCGGACAGTGCAGAAGTATCAGGCATCGCGATCCAGGCGAAGCAGAACCGTGGCGCCATCATGATTCAGGTGCCCCTGGATAACCTGCGTAAGTCCCGCCAGTACCTCGCGGAGAAGGTGCTCAACTTGGTCCAGCGCTTCTACACCGAGGAGCGGATCATCATGATCACCAATGAGGACGACCCCCTTAAGCCCCGGGAGCCTCTCCTGATTAACCAGATGACCCCTGAGGGGCGGATTCTTAACGATCTCACCCTTGGTGAGTATGACGTTGTAGTGGCCACGGCTCCGGCCAGAGACAGCTTCGACGAGGTGCAGTTCGCTGAAGCCTTGAGTCTCCGTCAGGTGGGGGTCGCCATCCCTGACGATGCCATCGTTGAGTACAGCCACTTGGCCCGGAAGCAGGAGCTGGCTAAGCGTATCCGCATGCTCACGGGTCAGGAGCCGCCGACGCCGGAGCAGGCTGAGATCCAGTCCATGCAGGCGCAGATGGCCATGCAGCAGGCACAGCTTGAACTGGCCAAGCTCCAGGCCGAGGTGCAGAAGCTCCAGTCCGAAGCCGCGATGAACATCGCCAAGGTTCAGGACACGGCGGATGTTGAGCCTCAGCTCCGCATGGCAGAGCTCCAGGCCAAGATCCAGATGAAGGAGCAGGAGCTCGAACTGCGCCGTGAGCTTGCTGACCTGACCAACGAGACCCGCCGTTCGCAGCAAGAGACTGCGGCGGCTACCCGAATCGCTGCCACGGCGATGCAAACCGCTGCGAAGCGGCCATCCATGGGGCCTGCTCAGGCTCCCATGGGCACCCCCCAATAGGAGATTGACCATGGCTGAAGCTGCCCAGGAACAGAAACCGATGGAATTTGACCGTATGCCGGGCTCTGAGCCCGTGGAGGAGGCTGCTGCTGAGCGCCTAGACCTCAATTTTGGGCTGGGGCAAGAGCCTCAGGTGGAGGAAGAGCACGAAGAAGAGGGGGAGCCCGTTGCGGAGGCTGCCGAAGAAGTGGAGGAAGTTTCCGCTGAGGAAGCAGAGCCCGAGGCGAATGCAGAGCCCGAGGAGGCTGAAGAGCCCGAGGAGCCCGAGGAGCCCGAGGAGCCCGAGGAGCCTGAAGATTTAGTCGCTCAGGAGCCGGAACCCGAGCAAAAGAAGCCAATGGTGCCAAAATCGCGCCTCGATGAGGTGCTGGCGAAGCAAAAAGCGCTTCAAAAGCAGCTTGATGACCTCATGGCGGCTAAAACCCAGGGTCCTGACGCCCCTGAGGCCTACGATTTTGCCTCGAAGGAGGTTGAATACCAGAATTTGGTGCTCGATGGGGAGCACGACAAGGCTGCGCGGCTCCGCATGGAGATCCGCACCGCTGAGCGTGCCCAGATTGAGTACGAAATGACGCAAAAAATGGAGCAGACGGTCTCTCAGAACCAGCAGCTCTCGGCGTTACAGCAGGCTGCGTCTGATCTGGAGGCCAACTTCCCCGTTTTTGACCGCACCAGCGGTGACTACAACGAGGCTTACACGCAGGAAGTCATCGACCTACGCGATGCGTTCATCGTAAAGGGTGACAACCCGGTGGCTGCGCTCTCGAAGGCGGCGAAATTTGTCATTCGAGAGTATGGCCTGGACCCGGTAGCCGGTGACTCCCCTACCCTTGCGAGCCCGACGGCCCCTCGGCAGGTGGATGAGGTGGCCAAAAAGCGTTCGGAAGTGAGCCGAAAGCTCAAAGCAGCACAGTCCCAGCCCCCCGAGATGCCTGGAGAGTCCTCCGCAGCCCGTGGTGAGCGCGCCTTTGACGTCAACAGCATGTCCGAGGACGAGTTCAACGCCCTGCCTGAGGCCACTCTGAAGCGTCTCCGGGGTGATGTCCTCTAGGAGGCCCTATGGCAGAGCGTAAAAAGGACCCTCGGTTAGCCAGAGCAGGTGTCTCTGGCTACAACAAGCCGAAAAGGACCCCGAATCACCCCACCAAGAGCCACGTTGTGGTCGCCAAGGAGGGGGATAAGGTCAAAACGATCCGTTTTGGCCAGCAGGGGGTGAGTGGGTCGCCCAAAAAGGACGGTGAATCGTCTTCCTACCGGAAGCGCCGGGAGTCCTTTAAGGCTCGCCATGCAAAAAACATCGCGAAGGGTCGTATGAGCGCCGCTTATTGGGCGGATCGAACCAAGTGGTAGGAGGAAAGTACCTATGAAACCGTGCCCTGGGTGTCCGAGCCCTGCGAAGTGCAAAAAAGCCGGTAAGTGCCTGCGTCGAGCGGCGGCGACTAAGAAGAAAACTTCAAGTTACCGCTAGTGTTTGCCTTTTTACATTAGTGCTACTAATATTGGCTGCATACGTCTGCCCGAACGATATCGGGCCGTGTCGCACACGCTAAAAACGTTCTCGCCTGCAATGGCGTTAAACGTGCCGAGGTCGCGCCTCGTTAATACGCGCTAAGTCGTTACCCCACGATACGGGGTACGGGTTAGCCGCTCCACAAGTCGGCTGAAAACGAAGGTAACGCAGCGTTTTTGCTGCATAACATCGACGAAATTAGGAGGCCTACCATGGCTCTTACTAACTTTGCGTCGCTGACTTCCGAACAGCTTACCGCGTGGAGTCGCGACTTCTGGCGTGTTGCTCGCAACATGTCTTTCGTGAACCAGTTCGCTGGTTCTGGTTCCAACGCAATGGTCCAGCGGATCACCGAACTGACCCGTTCCGACAAAGGTACGCGGGCAGTGATCACGCTTCTGGCCGACATGAACGGCGATGGTGTGACGGGTGACTACACCCTCGAAGGCAACGAAGAAGCGCTTCGTGCCTACGACATCACCATCGAGCTTGACCAGCTCCGCTTTGCAAACCGCATCGCTGGCCGTCTTGCCGATCAGAAGTCCGTGGTGAACTTCCGCGAAACCAGCCGTGATGCCTTGGCATATGCCATGGCCGACCGGATGGACCAGCTCGCGTTCCTCACCCTGGCTGGTGTGGCGTACACCCACAAGACCAACGGCGGCCTCCGTGGCTCCCTGGCAACCGGTCAGAACCTGTCGAACCTTGAGTACGCCTCCGACGTGTCCGCTCCGACCACAAACCGTCATCGTCGCGTCAGCGCCAATGACCTCGCGGCTGGCGACACGACCGCTGTGACGGCTACCGACTTGCTGAAGTATCGGCACATCGTCGAGCTGAAGGCCTATGCCAAGGACAACTACATCCGTGGCATTCGCGGCGCTGGTAACGACGAGATGTTCCACATGTTCGTCACGCCCCAGCAGATGGCGTCCCTCAAGCTTGATTCGGACTTCCTGGCGAACGTCCGTAACGCTGGCGTCCGTGGGCCGAGCAACCAGCTCTTCGCTGGCAGCAGCTCCCTCATGGTCGACGGGGTGATGATCCACGAGTTCCGCCACGTGTTTAACACCGCTGGCGCAACCACCGGGACCTCCGTTAACGCTGGCGCTGCTGGCTACAAGTGGGGTGCAGACGCAGATGTGTCCGGGGCCCGTGCCCTGTTCTGCGGTGCTCAAGCCCTGGCCATGGCAGACATCGGTCTTCCCGAGATCGTCGAAGACACCTTCGACTACGAGAACCAAGCTGGTATCTCCATCGGCAAGATCTTCGGTCTGCGTAAGCCGAAGTACAACAGCGACTACAACGGCGCTGTCGAAGACTTCGGGGTGATCTGCCTCGACACCGCTCAGTAAGTTGAGCATGCCCCCCTCTTCGGAGGGGGGCTTCTTTAAGGAGGAAGCGTGAAAGTAATCGCGGATACGGAGATTCGTGTAGCGACCCTCTCTGGGGCGGTGGTTGTCCTCCAGCCCGGTGTAGAGCGGGAAGTTGCAGACGAGATTGGGCTCGAAGCTCTGAAGCTTGGGGCCAAACAGGTAAGTGAAAGCAAGAAGGTTGAGGCGGCTACCAGCCTTCCCGAAGAAGAAGTGCCGAGCAGTGACCTGCAAGTCGCAAGTGAGGTGCTGAAGGGGATTGAGGATCTCGTAGAGCTCTCCGATCCCATGGACTTTAAGGCAGATGGAACGCCTAAGGCGACAGCCGTAAATCGCGTAGTCGGTCGTGTAGTCCGAACCGATGAACGAGAAGCAGCCTGGGAAGCGTTCCTCAACTCGTAGGGGTAGGCTATGGCAGTCTCAGTTCAGAGCGTGATTGATCGCGTTCAAACTACGCTTCAAGACACCACGGGGGTTCGCTGGCCGGTTGTTGGCGAGCTCGTGCTCTGGATCAACGACGCTCAGCGCGAGATCGCTCTCCTCAAGCCTGACGCTTCCGCGAAGAACACGACCATCACCCTCTCCACGGGCACCAAGCAGGAGATCCCGAGCGACGGGAACCGGCTCCTGCGGGCTGTTCGTAACATGTCCGCTGCCAGCAACGGGGTGGGTAAGCGAGCAGTGCGGCTGGTGCAGCGCGAAGTGCTCGATGCCCAGACGCCTGACTGGCACGACCCGACGGTGACTGGCGACGCCGCCCACACCGCCACGGTTAAGCACTACGTCTACGACGAGCAGAATCCCCGGAACTTCTATGTGTATCCGGGTATCTCTGGCTCTGCGTATCTGGAGATCATCTACTCGGCAAACCCGAGTCAGGTGGGCCAGAACGACAACCTCGATATCCCCGACATCTACGCCAACGCAGTGATGAACTACGTCCTGTACATGGCGTACATGAAGGATGCGGACTACGCCGGGAACAACCAGCGCGCAGCCTCTCACTTCCAGATCTTTACCACCTCTATCACCGGTAAGGGTCAGGTGGATGCGCTGACGACGCCGAACTTGCAGTCGAGGCCTCCTCAGCAGCCGATGGTGGGGTAAAGCCCAATGGCGACTACCTACGAGTCACTGCTGCCCGAGCTCATCCCGATGGTCCCCGGGTGCCCTGACACGCTCATCGAAAACAACATCCGCTCTGCGGTGATTGAGCTGTGTGAGAAGGCGGCGGTCTATCAGGCTGAGCTCGATCCGGTGACCACGGTGGCCGGTATCTACGAGTACGACCTTGAACCCCCGTCCCAGACGGCGGTGCATAAGGTCATGTGGGTCACCCACAAGGGTCGGGACCTTGAGCCGACCACCACGACGCTCCTTGAGCAGCGTAAGCCTAACTGGCGGGACGCGGAGTATCGGGGCACCCCCGAATACTTCATGAAGATCACCCAGTCCCTGTTCTGGATGGTGCCGGTGCCGAACGAGACCCTCGCTTCGAGCACCATCGTCCGGGCCCAGCTCAAGCCCACGCTGACCTCCAACGCGACTGACGACGAAGTCATGAGCGATTACCGCGACACGATTGTCAGCGGTGCCCTATTCCGGCTCCTACGCATGCCTTCCAAAGAGTGGACGGACTACGCAGGGGCTCAGGTATACGGCGCTCTCTTTCAGGAGGGCATTCAGCAGGCCGAGCGGCGGGGAAGACACGCCGATGTCGGCGTAGCCAGGAGGGTGAGTTATGGCGGAATACATTCAGCTTTCGCCAAAAAGCGAAACCGCTATGGATCGGGTCGTTGACCCGGTTCTCGCTGACGTAAGAGAGGAGTGGGCTTGGGTTAAGCCCGGGGTGGAAGAGATCTTGAAGGTGGACCCGCAGCTCACCTTCCGCCCAGAAGACGTATACGCAGCATGCGTCATGAATCAGGCGCAGCTATGGGTAGCCAGTGAGGGATTTGTCGTTACCAGTGGTGAGACGGACCCCTTCACGAATAGACGGACCTTGGTGCTTTGGCTCGCATGGGCCTTTAACCGGGGGACAGACATGGTCTCGAAGTATCAGAACTTCTTCGGAGACCTGGCCCGGCAGACCGGGCACGTTCAGCTAGAAACGCGCTCTGCGGTACGGGAGCTGCAAGGACACCTGACCACCCGTGGTTGGGACGTGAATACGGTGGTGTATACGAGGCGAGTGTAGATGGGCTCGAAACCAAGTAAGTCAGACTACCAGCCGACGGAGCAGGAGAAGCTTTCTGCCTCCGTTGCCTTGGCCGACTACAACACCTTCAAGGAGAAATACAGCCCGCTGCTGTTGGAGATGCGGGACAAGTCTCTCTCCGAAGACACGGCGTCCCTCGCCCGTGGGCGGACGAACGCCGACACCATGCAGGCCCTTACCTCGAAGCCCACCCTCGCGGGAGCGAACAGCGTTACCGCTGGGGGGGATATGTCCCAGGCCCTCCAGGCTCAGCTCACTGCTGCGAATAATCAGGCTCTGGGGGTACAGAACCAGATGCGCACCAACGTGCTCGGCACGGCTCGGGGACAGGCAGCGGATGCCTCCTCGGGCATGTCCACGCTGGCGCGGATCAACACTCAGGAGGCACTGACCCGGGCTAAGAACCGCCAGGACACGGCGCAATCGCTTCTTAATGCTGGCGTGCAGCTCGGCACTGCGTTTGTCGGTGAGGGGATTAAAAACCTTGCCGGTAACGGGGGAGACAGCTTCTTTACGCCGAACAAAGACGAGGCGACTGCCCCTGGTGTCAGTGGCAATTTGGCTACGACTCTGAGCGAAAGATTTAAGGTAGCCCAAGGGAGGCGTGGCTGATGCCTGCGAACAGTCTCCTTAGCACCCTGCGACGGGATATTCAGCTAGACGCCCCGGGGGTCGAGCCCCAGAACGTGGTCGGGTCGGCCTTTGGCCTACCTACGGTCACGGACCCCCAAGCTGCTTATGCGGCGATCACCCGGGATGAGTACATGTCCTTCCTCCGGGACTACCGGGGCTTCGAGGACACGTTGATCAATCAGGCGCAGAACGATACGACGCTCATTGATCAGGCCCGGCAGGACTCTGTGGGGGCATCGCTCCTAACCCAGGGTATCGCGCAGCGTAACCAGTCGCGTTACGGCGCAGCCCTTACCCCTGCCCAGCTCCAACAGCAGCAGGTTCGCCTTCAGCGTGCCAACACCCTGGGCACTTTGCAGTCCGTCAACGACGCTCGCCTTAACCAGCGAGAGGCGAACACCGCCCTCCTCTCTGACCTGATCAACATTGGTCAGGGTTTGAATCGGTCGTCCCAGCAGGGGCTTGCGAGCGCAGCATCCAACGCGAGCGCTCGGGCGCAGGCCTATGACTCAGCGAAGGCTCAGCAGAAGCAGGCCACTTACCAGACCATCGGATCGCTCGGCGCTATGGCGATCATGGCAATGGCGTTCTAGGAGTAGGTTATGGCGGTTCGGTCGACGGTTGGTGACTCTCTAGCGGCTCTTGGGAACGATCTCCTTAATTATCGCTCCCAGATGCAGCGCACCCGTGCCAATGAGATCACTCTCAATGAGGCTCAGCGGCAGACGGACCGCAGGGATGAGCAGGAGCTCATGGCCGTCATCGAGCAGGCCGGAAACTACCGCATCGACCCGACGGATACCTCTGGGGCGCTGTTCCAGTACGACTTTGGTCGGATTGCCGAAGAGCGTCCTGACATCGCCAAGCGCATCCTCAACGCTGATCCGCGCTTCAACATCGCTGTGGATGAGCGGGGGCGGAAGATCCAGACCGAGGTGGACTCCTTCGTTAAGAACGACGACGGGACCTACTCGGTGCTGATCAAGCGCCCGGATGGCCGCCGTGCGCCGATCACGGAGAACCGCACCGCTGCTGGGAACGACGTGGTCGCGAAGTTCACCGCCGAGGATTTCAACAGGATCGGCTCGAACTACCTTGGGGCCATTGTCGCTAAGGGCGCAGGGGAGAATGCCTCCACCTTTCTTCGGGATGCGGGTCAGCTTACCGACGCATACCTCCGAGGCGCCACGCTCGATAATGCAGCTAACAGCCCCCTGGCTAACGATCCGGGGGCGCTCAGCCAGTTCTGGGGGGTGGTAAACCGCGCTGATAGCGCCGCCCTTGAGCAGATCGCCTCAGAGTTCGGGGTGGACGTCGCTGGCCTGAAGGAGAAGGCGCAGCAGCAGACCCAGGCGGCTCCTGCCCCCGCCCCCGAGCCTGCAAATGAGCAGAACACGCCTTCGGTACGAGGGCCGATATCGGCGCGCAACCGTCAGCCGATGACTGATGAGCAGCGTGCGAATAGCTCACAGCGGTTAGACAGGCTTGCTCGAAATAGAGAACGCCAGCGTCAGCGTCTTCTGGACAATATAGAAAATGCGCAAGCCGCTTTAGATAGGGCGTTAGATAGCCGGGGGGTTGCATCTGCCTCTGGTCAGCGCAGCGCGCCTCAATATCGACAGAAACTTGAGGCTGCTCGTAAAGCCCTGGAAGATTTCGACGCTCGTGTTGCTCGCATGGGGGGTGGGCCTGCGATAGCAGAACCGGACCAGCAGGCAGCCCCGCAGGCTACGCCCCCGACCGCAGCTCCGGCTACCGCAGCAGAGGACACCTCTCCCCTGCCCGAGTCCGGCGTTACGCCTCCGGTGTCCCTCAACACCCGGGATCAGGTCCTCAAGGCCCTGCAAGAGCAGCTTGCTGAGCCTAGCGACGAGCAGTTCCAACAGATGTCGCGCTACCTCCAGTCTAAGGGAGTGCAGCGGGCCTCAGACCTACGGCGCCTGCCTACTCGCGAAGCACACATGGCCGCATGGCTCATGGCCTCTCGTCAGAGCGGTACGACCAAGGACCGCGTTGATCTGGCCAATAAGCTGCTGAACTACGTCGACACTGGGTCGCAGGAAGTGAACCGCCCTGCAATGGACTATCAGAACGAGAGGCTTCGTCAGTTTGAGCGGCAAGCTGCTCGGCAAGCTGCGGATTCTGCACTTGCATGGGAGAAATATGCTGCCGACAGGATTCAAGGTGATACAAAACTAGTCACCGACATCATGGATAAATACGTTAGTCCGATTGTTGCCGGGGCTATTGACGAAAACGGCAATTACACAACGCCAACAAACGACGCGACCTTAGCGCTTAAACAGCTTGTCTCTGAAATTGCCGCTTTGGAGAAGCGTCCAGGGGCTGAGAACAATCCAGGTCTATCTGTGCGTCGCCAGCTAATGCCTGTAGCGTTGATCTCGCACCTGAGAGGCGTGGTCGGAGGCGCCTCTCCTGGGATGTTCGACATTGGCGACAAAATCGACAACTGGTTTAATAGAAACGGAACTCCGAATGTTGGTAATGAGGCGCCCTTCCTGTTCCTAAGCCCTGATGGGAACGGTGTTTACTTCAAACACCCCACCAAAGGGCGTGAATATGACTTTACTTTGTCTCGCCAGCGACTTAGTGAGATTTACGGCGAAGAAATTGAGGGCTACCTCTTAACCCTTGCGCAGGCAAACAGCGCTAAGGCGTCGCGCTGACGATGGCTGAGCCGGCCCTAAGCCCAGAAGATCAGGCGCTAGAAGCATTAGTTCTATCTAGCCCTCCTGCTTATGGGTCTCAGACCGACGACCCCGATGTGCAAGCATTGCTTGCGGCACCGGCTGCCCCGCGTACCACGGGTGAGAAGTTCGATGCGGGCTTTACTGCTGGGATCAGCGGACTCCAGTCCTCGGCAAACTACTTCAACGCACTGGCGAACACCCTGCTCGGCGATGAGAAGGGCACGGCTGATCGCATCCTCCAGGCGCAGCGCTATGAAGAGAAAGCAGCCGCAGCGCTTCAGGGGCTCCCGACCTTCGCTGAGTTTGTAGAGTCTCCCACCCTCGAAGCCGGGTGGACTCAGGCGATTGTTGGTTCGGGGATGGTGGTCCCTTCCATGGGACTGACCGTTGCTTCTGCCCTGGCAACTGGTGGTGTTGGGGCAATGGCGCCGCTCCTCGGTAAGGCCGGGGTCAGTGTCGCTCAGAAAGCGGTAATGAAGCGGGTCATCAAGGACTCGGTGGACCGCACCCTTCGTGGGGTCGCGTCCCCGGACGAAAAGAGTCTCGCAGAGCTTGCGTTCCAAGGCTTTAAGCGGGGTGCCGTAGCGGGAGCTACCGCTGCGTCCTACGGTCCTCTTGCGGGCCAGAACTTTGGGGAGGGCCTCGATGCGGGTCGAGCTCCCGATGAGGACCTAGCGGTCCGGTCGCTTCTCGTCGCTGCGCCCCAGGCAGCGCTCGATGTCGGCATCGACCTAGCTCTCTTGAAGGGCGTGGGTGCTGTCGCCAAGAGCCGCCTCGCCCGCACCGGGAATGAGGAAGCGACGCTATTTGGCTCCATTGCGAAATTTGCGGGGGTGGGGGCCGTTACGGAAGGTCTTGCGGAGGGTGGCCAGGAAGCCATCTCCGTCGCCAACCGTATGGACATGGATGATAACTATAGTATTCAAGACGGGTACATGCGGATCGCCGAAGGGGCGTTCCTTGGCGCCATCGGTGGTAAGGCGATGGGTGGTGTTGCTGGCGCGGGGGTCGGTTCGATCTCCGTTGCCCGAAATGTCATGGAGAAGGCCACCCAGTTCCTTGAGAAAGGTCGTGAGCAGGAAGTCGACGCAGCCGTAGATAAAGAGGTCTTCGGTGATATGTCCCAGGGTGGGACCATGCCGGAACCCGAAGCCGACGTTCGAGCTCAGCTTTCGGCCATGCTCGACGACAACTCCGCTCGGGATTCAGTGTGGATTGCTGGCACCACGCCGCGCTTTGACCTCCCCAAGAACGGCTCTGCCAAGACTTTCACCTCAGGGGGCAAGACCTTCTATGGGCGCTTTGTCCCTGGCAAGGGGACGATCCTGTCCCTTGATCCTGAGGTAGCGGACGCCGTCTTCGAGACCAATGGGTCCGACTATGGTCTTCAGGTCGCCCTCGGCTATAGCGGCTTTCGGCCTGCCGACTCCTCCCTTGTGGTTGAGGTTCGCGATAAGAAAGGGGCCGTGGTTTGGGCAGAAGAGACCAACGAGGCTGGTCTTGCCGCTGCGATGGAGGCTGCCAACCGGCAGAAGCGCGAAGGCCAGGAGGTCAACGTCACCTCCGTAGACAAGGCCCTTGAGGATCGGAACCGGCGCCTTCAGGAGGAGCGCGGCCCGGACATTCGGCCCATGGAGGACACGGGCGATCCCGAGTATGTGGTGTTCGACATAGATAATATGCCTCCACGCGGGGGCTATGACCCTGCGCTTGTTGAGCGGGAAGCAGCGCGAGCAAGAGAGGCTTTAGCGCGTAGCCGCCAAGAAGCAGCCGCAAGACGAAATCGAGGCGCCGCAGACTCGGTACCGGAGAAATTTGCGGGTGCCCGTGATGAGGAATTAATCGCTCAGGAGGCTGCAAAGGCTAGAGAGGCCCTTAACCAGCAGCAGAAAGAGCCTCGCACCCCGACCCGTTCTGGCCCCCAGCAAAGTTTCCTCGGCCTTGAGGTCACGGAGATCGGTTCATTCGGGCGGAAGAAAAACCCCGACGCAGTGTTTGGCAACACCCAGAGCGCCCGGGACGCCTTCGAGGAGGCCTTCGCTGACCCCAACACCCCCTCCGATCTCACTCCTCAGGGCGTAACAACGGTTCCTTCGCAGGTGATAGTGAACGGGAAGCCCATGGAGGTGTCCTGGGACAACCCAGTATTCGCGGGCATGACGGAAGCCATGCTCCGCCGCGCCGCAAGGGAGCAGAAAGGTAGAACTGACTCAGTCGTCGAGATCATCGCTGACGAGAACGGCTACACCCTTCAGCGCCGGAACTTCGACGAGCAGGGCTTCACCCTCACCGACGAGAGGGGGAACAAGAAGACCCTGCCCCTTGTGCAGTTCCTTGCTGAAGCCGTTCGTGTCGCAGGCCGTAGTAGGTTTGCGAGGGACTCGAAGCTCACCATTAGATCGCCTGAGGGGAAAGTTACTAAGGTCAATCCAGTTGATCTGACCCGGGCGGGGCAGCGGCTTCGCGAGACCACGGACAATGCGCAGTTCTCGGACTCCGGGCGAGAGGGGCTCATGGCTCTCCTCGCCGAGCTGCTTAACAACGGCTACGACGTTCAGATTGACGGGCAGTCCATCAACACGCCGGAGGGGGCTCGGCTCCTACAAAGGTCCGACCTCACTGCGGACCTAGGGGCAGGCTCTAGCCGCACCCTTGGCAGCATGATGCAGCCCACGGCGGAGCAGAAGAGGCCCCAGGTTAGGGGGCGTGTCCGAGCGACTGACGGTCGAAGCACGCTCCGCGTCTATAGCATGGACGCTTTCGGTAACGTCAATTACAACGATCTAGTCTTTCAGAAGACTGCGAGCGATGAAGAGCTCGATCTTATTGAGCAGACCATGGACGAGGAGAACCTCGCCCGCAACGAGCGTTCAACGCTGTACTTCGAGCGCACGCCGGTGGATCTCGATATCAGCGAGCAGGAGACCTTTCAGGGCGAGGGGCTGGAGAGCCCCGAGGCTGCCGCCCAGAGCACTGATTACGACCAGCCCGACAGTCTCGCTGGCCCTCGGGGAGCGAAGGACTATGTAGGTCCTGCCTTCTCCAACATGGTCCGAGACATCATTCGGGACATGATTAAGGCGCTTGGACTCAAGAGCCCTCCGAAGTTCTACCTGTTCCAAGAGGGGCGGATCGTCGCCCTGCGCAATGGTGAGGTTATCTACCTCGAACCCGCGCAGCTTTCTAAGACTGCGGCGATGCAGCAGGGCCTCGCTCAAGCAGTTCGTAACCTGAACACGAATCAGGACGTCCTCGCCCAGCACATCACCGTGGGCGACGAGAAGATCATCCTCTTCCGCGAATCACGTAACCCGCTTCAGAACGCGCTAGTCCTGGGCCATGAGCTTGGGCACAGCCTGTTCAAGGAGGAGCAGGCCCGTCTTCTGGCGAACCCTGCCCTCCGTAAGCGTCTGCTTGCTGCCTACAAGAAGTCCCCGGCCTTTGAAGAGCTGAAGGAGCGCTACGGCTTCGATGACGGCTTCGAGGAGTGGTACGCCGATCAGGTATCCCTCTGGGCGAACAAGCGCTACAAGGGTCGCCAAGCCCGGAACATGGTGGAGAAGCACTTCAAGGACTTCGTCGACCGGCTCCGTAAGCTCTGGCGGAGCCTGAGTGCTTCCCTTCGCAAGCGCTTTGGGGGCGGGGTCACGCAAGACTTTGAGTCCTACGTCGAGGCGACCATTGCTCGGCGCAACTCTCAGCGCGATCTCAACGGCCCACCGACCACGGCGAGGTCCCTCTCCTACCAGATCAACGAGATCGTTCAGGAGATGGGTGGTGAGCGCCTAGCCAAGACCTGGCGGGAGCAGCTTCGGCAGACGCTGAAGCCGATCCTCAAGGTGATCATGCCCGCTGATAACCTGCTGCGGATTTACGGCAGTCAGGCCCTCGCGGACATGTTCTATGTGCGCTCGCAGACCGATGCCAAGGGCAAGCCGCTCGGGTTCATCACGGCCAGCGGGCGGAAGTTCGCTGAGATTCAGAACCAGTTCGAGGACGAGATCGGCTCCATTGAGGACCCGGAGGTTATCCAGGCCTTCGAGGATGCAGCCTCGGGCACGCCGACCAATCAGCTCTTGAACCCGAAGGCGCAGGATATTCGCCGGTTCCTTGAGCGGCTTTACGACAGCTATGTTGAGCCCTCGAACACCACGATGGGCCGTCTGGATAACTACTTCCCGATTGCCCTGGATCTCGACAAGATCGCCAATAACGCCGAGGAGTTCAAAGCCCTGCTCCTGGCCAATGACCCCACTCTAACGGCCCAGACGGTAGATCAGGCCATCGCGCACATCCGGGCGTACAACCTTGCCGTGCTCGGGGAGGAAGAGATCAAGATCTCCGACAAGGTGGATCTGACCAACCCCGCCGCTAGGGCTGAAGCTGCGCGGCAACTGACAGCGAATATTGACCCCAGCATCCTTGCCGACAACGGGTTCCTGAAGAAGCCCCAAGCGGCGTTCGTCTCCTATGTTCGCTCCCTTGTTAAGCGGGTCGAGTGGAACCGGGCGACGAAGGATGAGGATGGGAACAGCCTCCTCGATGTCGAGCTTAAGAAGCTTGATCCCGAGGAGCTGGCGCTGGTGCAGGACGTCATTAAGGCCTACCTCGGCTACCAGAGCGAGCCGCTGAGCCCCTTCTGGCGGAAGGTGAATAGCTGGGGGCAGTTCCTCCAGTTTGTGACGATCCTGCCCTTCGCCGCTATTGCCTCCCTGCCGGAGCTCGCGGGTCCGGTGATCGCCTCGAAGGACTTCTCTGCCCTTGCCACGGGTATGAAGACCATCGCCGCGACCATCCGTAATCGCCAGGAGGCGCAACAGTTCGCCCGGGACATCGGGGTGGTGACCAGTGAAGTGGTCGCCAGCTCGTGGATGAGCGAGGCCGAGCAGGACTTCATGGAGGAAGGGGTCCGTAAGCTCTCCGACGGCTTCTTTAAGCTCATCGGCCTGGACTGGTTCACCCGCTTCACCCGGGAGTTCGCCGCCGGTATGGGGGTGCAGTTCATCACGAAGCACGCCCGCAACGAATTCAACAACCCACGCTCTGAGCGCTATCTGGCGGAGCTCGGGCTGACCCAGAAGGACGTCCTGGCCTGGATCGAGCAGGGTCGTCCCCTGACCACCCCTGAGGGGATCAAGGTCAAGCGGGGCCTCCAGCGCTTTGTGGAGTCGTCGGTTCTGCGTCCGAATGCGGCGGAGCGTCCGGTCTGGGCCTCTGATCCTCACTGGGCCCTGGTCTGGCAGCTCAAGGGGTTCTTCTACTCCTACGGCAAGGTAATCATGGGGGGCCTCTTCCGCGAAGCCCGCACCCGTGCCCAGGAGCCAGGATCACGCTCCGGGCAGGTGGCCTCAAGCCTCAGCATCTTGGCTCTTACGGCCCTTGCGACCATGCCTCTGGCCATGCTGTCCATGGAGCTTCGGGAGTACGCCAAGTATGGGGGAGCCGCCCTCCTCCCGGGCCTCGATGCGGACACTAAGTATTTCCGCTCTGACTCCATGGACTGGCCCACCTATCTGGCCGAGATCTTCGACCGCTCCGGGTTCTCCGGTCCCCTGGGCCTCGGGATGATGATGAGCCAATCGGCTAACTATGGCGGCAGCGCTATCACGAGCCTGCTCGGGCCGACGGCGGAGACTATCGAAACGGCGTTCCGCAACGGGTTCTCCGCTGGCGGGATTAGTAAGACCTTCACCGATCGGTTAGCGCCGATCTACGCATCGTTCTAAGGGGGCCTTATGCCGTATGTGAACAAAAAGCGCCCTTATAAGAAGGAGTATCAGCAGCAGAAGGCCCGTGGCGAGCACAAGAACCGCATGGAGCGGCAGCGAGCCCGGCGAGCTGTGGATAAAACCGGCGCAGACCGGAACAAGAATGGGAAGGCAGATAAGCGGGAAGGTAAGGACATCAGCCACAAGAAGGCTTTGAGCCGGGGTGGGAGCAACAGGGACGGCTACACCATCGAGAGCCGCAGCAAGAACCGTAGCCGAAACTATAAAAAGAGGAGCTGACATGGGCTTTGACAAACTGAAAGGGATCATAGGGGCTGTTGCTCCGACCATTGGCTCCGCTCTTGGGGGCCCTCTTGGGGGAGCTGCGATGCAGGCGGTGGCTCAGGTTCTGGGGGTAGATCCTAACCCCCGATCTGTGGAGCGAGCCCTGAGCACGGCGACCCCGGAGCAACTCGCGGAGATCAAAAAGGCGGAGATTGCCTTCGAGACCCGGATGAAGGAGCTCGAAGTGGACGTGTTTGCCTTGGAGACCGAGGACATCCAGCACGCCCGCAATGCCCACAAAGGGGACTGGACGCCTCGGGTGATCGCCTTGGTCTGTGTGCTGTTCTTCGGCGGATACATCTACATGGTCACGATCATGCCCCCGGAGCAGAACAGTGAAGCGGTTATTAACTTGGTGCTTGGCTATTTGGGCGGGATTGTCTCGGCGATCATCTCGTTCTACTTCGGTGCCTCAAACAAACAGGACTGAAATGAGAACCAGTGAGGAAGGTGTAGCGCTGATTCGGGAGTTCGAGGGGTGCCGCCTCGATGCGTACTTGTGCCCTGCCCAGGTGTGGACCATCGGCTATGGACACACGAAAGGGGTCCAAAGCGGCGACACCATAGATCAGGAGGCCGCCGAGGCATTTCTGATCGAGGACCTTGAGGAGTTTGAGGACTACGTCTCCGATCTTGTTTCGGTGGAGCTCACCCAGGCTCAGTTCGATGCCCTGGTTGCCTGGACCTTCAACCTCGGGCCAGGAAATCTCAAAGAGTCCACCCTCCTCCGCGAGCTGAACGCCGGTAACTATGAGGAAGTGCCCACCCAGATCAAAAGGTGGACGAAGGCTGGGGGCAAAGAGCTCCCGGGGTTAGTGAAACGGCGGGCTGCCGAGGCTGCACTCTTTGAAGGTAAAGAGTGGCGAAACCTCGCTTAGCCTATGTAAAATTATTAGTTGAGCTAATATACTCAACACGTTGATGGGTTTAGACCATGGCCTACTCCGATACTCTCAACCTCGTCACTGGGGACACGCTTCCTGAGCTTACCTTCACGCTGAAGGACAGCAACACGGCGGCAGAGGGCAAAACCCTTGACCCCAATGACGAGGCCACCTGGGCTCCCGTCAATCTGACCGGTGCTCAGGTTCGCCTGCGCATCCGAGAGCTCGGTAGCACCACGGTGAAGTCGACCCTCACTTGCACGGTGAGTGAGCCCACTGCTGGGAAGGTCATCACTGACTTCCCTGAGGGGACGCTAGATACGGCTGGAATCTTTGAGGCTGAGCTTGAGATCACGTTTGCCAGCGGTGGCAAACAGACCGTCAACGATCTGATCAAGCTCAAGGTGCGGAGTGATTTTGATTAGTGGCTATTCGCCTCTTTGTTGAGTCGGTTACCTACCTCCGGGCCTCTGTCCAAACCAGCAGCCTGCGGGTAGTTGCGCCTCAATTTAGAGCGGCCACCGCTACCGTATCTCGCCCTGTCCTGGCAGCCGTAGCTGCCTACAAGGACTACCAAGCCTCCGTCGACTACCGCCAGCTCGCAACGCTCATTGCTTATCAGGAGATGCGCGCCACGGGGGTCATTCTCGACCCGGATACGCTGAACCGTTACTTCCGTGGCCAGGACCCGATTGCCTTCATCGACGCAGCGGCTCTTGGGGTCAGCAAGCCCCTCGAAGACGCCTTCGGGTCGTCTGATGCTGTCGACGCCAAGGACGTTGGTAAGGCGCTGGCAAGCGATCTGGAGTTTGCCGAATACCTCGACATCCTGCTCACGATCATCCGCGACTTCACTGACGAGCTTGGCTTTGTCGACGCCCCGAGCTTTGACATCGACAAGCCCTTGGAGGATGTCACCTTTAGCCTGGGCGATGCAGTCGACACCATCGACTTCGTTAAGCCCCGGAGTGATCTGGCGGTTCTTTCAGATGCCACGCGCTTTGACCACACCACGGAGAAGGCAGACGCCTTTTCGTTTACCGATGCCTTTAGCCGGGTGGTGCAGTACGACCGTGGCTTTGCCGATGAGCTGGACCCCCTGGGTGATGCCGACATCGCCCTCGATGTCACGATCACGCCTGCGGCAGATAGCTTTGCCTGGAGCGATGATAGTTTCACGGACTTCGTTAAGGTCTCCGACGACAGCTTCTCGCACTACGATGAGCAGGTCATTGACCTAAGCCGATTCTCCAGTGATGGGTTCGCTGTTGCAGACACCTTCGTCTCGGCAACCTCCTACCAGCGGGCCTTCAGCGAAGCCATCACTGCGGTCGCAGACACCCGTCCGGTGCTCGCCTTCGGGCTTGGTAAAGCGGAAGAGGTCTCGGTCCTCGAAGCCCTTAGTTATGACCTGTCCTTCTTCCGAGAAGACACGGCAACGGTCAGTGACTCCCCTGCCCTGCTCACGGAACGGCCAGAGGCTGACGGCATCAGCGTCGCTGACACCTTCCAGCGCGTGGTGCTGTTCAGCCGCGCCTTCAGTGATGCCTTCACCTTGGACGATAACGCCACGGTTGGAGGCGTTATCAAAGACAGCCAGTTCGCAAAGTCGAACGTGCTGTCCTTCGTTGAAATCCAGACCTTCTCCGTAGCCAAGCAGCGCTCGGACAGCTTTAGCGTCTCGGATGCAACTGCACTACACCCCGATAAAGCAGCCGCCGAGAGCTTCTCACTGGCTGATGCCATAAGTCTGTCGAAGAAGTCTGAAGCTTCTTCGGTGCTTAACGCAGGCGCACTGAACTACGCGCCTTTTAATAACTAGGAGAAGGGTTATGTTCTTCGACGACCTGAAACTGAAAGGCCACCTCAGCATCAAGCTGAATGACGAGGTTGTCCACGAAGTACCGAACCTCGTGGTCACCACGGGTAAGAACTTCGTCGCCAGCCGCATCAAGGACGCCACGACCACGGCCATGACCCATATGGCGATTGGTACGGGGTCTGTTTCTGCCGCCGCTGGCGACACGACGCTGGGCGGCGAAGCCACCCGTCAAACGCTGACGTCGACGACGGTAGCCAACAACGTGGTCACCTACACCGCCACCTTCGGGGCTGGCAGTGGGACCGGCGCAATTACCGAGGCAGGACTATTCAACGCATCGACGGCAGGAACCATGTTCTGCCGCACAACCTTTGCAGTAGTAAACAAAGGGGCCTCGGACTCGATGACGATCACGTGGAGCGTAACCGTTTCCTAAGTGATCTGATTCAGAGGAATTCGCCATGGCGGTAAAGTTCAGCAACAACTTTTCTACGGAGCTAGCTTCGGCCATCACGTCGTCAGCTACCTCTATTCAGTTGCTCAGCGTCTCGGGGCTCCCAACACTGGGGGCCGGTGACTACACCTACCTGACGATTGATACGGACACCGCCAGTCCGACCATCGAGGTAGTTAAGGTCACCGCCATCAACACCAGCACCAAGGTGGTTACGGTAGTCCGAGGCCAAGACGGCACGACCGCATCAGCCTTTGGTGCGGGTATCAAGGTTGAGCTGCGCCTGAACGCTGCGTTGCTGAACGATGTTGCGACGGAGGCCAGTCAGACTGACTGGACTGACGTCCAAAACAAGCCCGACCCCACCGTGTTTCTTACTGGAGACGCGACCGGCCAGGGCACTTTGACCGATCTTGGCGATGTCACCATTAGCGTTACGGTGGTTGATGACTCCCACAACCACACCGTGGCAAACGTCGATGGTCTCCAGGCTGCGCTAGACGCGAAGCAGAACGCCTCCACCGCCCTCACCACCAGCACGACCTTTGGCGGTGATGTCTCTGGCACCTACAACGCGATTGTCATTGCGGACGACAGCCACACTCATGACACGCGGTACTACACCGAAACAGAAATCGACAACTACTTCTCCGGCTCATCGGCGATCACGGGGTACAACAAGACCAACTGGGACACCGCCTACGGCTGGGGCGATCACAGTGTTGAGGGCTACCTAACCGGCAACCAGACCATCACCCTTACCGGCGATGTCTCTGGCTCTGGTACGACCAGCATCTCGGTCACCATTGCCGACGACTCGCACAACCATGTCATCAGCAACGTCGATGGGTTGCAGTCTGCGCTGGACGCAAAGCTGACGTCTTCTTCCGCGCTGAGCGCAAGCAACATTACTAGTGGCACTCTTAACAACGCTCGCCTCGAAGCTAACGTATTTGTTAATGACGGCGGCACTTACAGCGTTGGCTTTGCGGATGACGTAAACGACGTAACGGGGTTTCAGGTGCTCCGGGTGACTGGATTTACCGGCACAGATCATCGTGCGTTTGGTGTTCACCACAACATGATCAACATCCCAAACACAAGTTCGGCTTCTTACGTCGCGCAAATCGGATTTGAGACAGGTGGCACTGGTCTTCGGTGGCGCAGCTCTAGCAACGGCACCTTCACTTCTTGGTATGACGTCTGGCACTCCGGGAACGATGGGGCTGGGTCATCCCTCGACGCAGACCTTCTCGATGGTCAGCACGGTTCCTACTATGCCCCCGCTTCATCACTGAGCGGTTACGTTGCCAAGACTGGCGATACGATGTCTGGGAATCTTTCGTTCTCAGATGGGGCTAAAGCCATCTTCGGCGCTGGGTCGGACCTGCAGATTTATCATGATGGTAGCCATAGCTACGTTAGCGACCAAGGTACAGGAAATTTAAGAATACTTGCACAAAACTTTACAGTTCGTAATCCAGCTAATAATGAAAGCATGATTATTGCAACACCTGATGCTGGTGTTACTTTGTATTACGACAACAGTTCTAAGTTTGCTACCACCTCCACCGGCATCGACGTTACCGGCACAGTGACTGCTGATGAGCTGAAGGTTGGCGCAACAGAACGAATTTATTTAGATGGCGGTAGTGATACATACATTCAAGAATCAGCGGCAAATGACCTTAGATTTTTTGTTGGAGGCTCGCAAGCTGTTCGGGTAAGGATCAGCGGGACAGATATTTTAGGCACCGTCACGGCTGATGGGCTGACAGTCTCCGGCGACTCGTCCTTCGGAAACATTACGACCTCTGGCTACCTTCGCGGCCCTGCTAGCTTCACCATTGACCCCGCTACTCACGGGGACGATACCGGGACGGTGATCATCGCCGGGAACCTTCAGGTGGACGGGACTACCACCACCATCAACAGCACCACCCTGACGGTGGACGATAAGAACATCGTTCTCGCAGACGGTGCAGCTAATGCAGCAGCAGCAGACGGCGCGGGTATCACGATTGACGGCGCAAACGCGACCCTGACCTACGACAACGCTGACGGAAACTGGCTCTTTAACAAGACGCTGCACATGGTGGGAGTGCAGCGGATTACGAACAATGGATTCGCTGGGATTGAGTACCACAATACGGACGGAACCTGGGAAGTTTACATTGGAACCGACGGCGCCACCGGGAACGCACGCTATAACTCTCGACAAGGTACCCACAAGTGGTACTCAAACAGCACAGAGATCGCAGCCCTTACCTCCAGCGGCAACTTCAGTACGACCGGAACGCTGACCGCCAACAAGGTCATACTTCCAAGCGTTCATAATAAGCAGAAGATCGGGTTATATGGTCCGGTGGGGACCGGCGCGGAATGGATAGGGACTAGCAACAGTACGCTTGAGCTCTCCGGCGGCTCTATCAACCTAAATGGGGCGAGCGGCTCAGGTACGCCTAATCTCAAGATGGGCGGCACCACCGTCATCGACTCCTCAAGGAACCTTCATAACCTTGGTTATATCTCTATCGGTGATACCACTACTGCAACGATAGACGACCAAAGCGATTACTCCTCGCCCTTAATCCTTCGGCGGACCTCTAATGCTGGCAAAGGTGCCATTGTTATGAAGGGGTCTGACAATATTGGAACGGCCATTGAGTTTGGGCGGTCAAACTCTGCATCGCACTGGGGAACCTACCTAGACTTCCTTGTCCACAACAACAACACCTCAGATGCAACGACGCATCTGAGCCGAAAGTTACGCATTGATGCTGATGGGCTGACCGCATATAGCGCCATAAATATAACGGGGCCAGCAGAAGCAATAGTGGCGAGGAAAGACCAAAGCGGCAGCGCGTGGTCTGCTCGCATTGTCAGCACCAACTACACCACAGGTGTTTCTTCGTTTTTGGGTAACTACAACGGCTATGCCGGGGTTTTTGCCCACAATGCAGCCCTAACTGCCTGGGCCCCTATTTATATCAATGCCCTAAATGGCTCAGGGCAGGCGAATGTTTATACCGGCCCGCTTTACGTTGACGGGAACAATCTAGCGTGGCACGCGGGTAATTTCGCAACAGGAGCAGACAGCCGCAGTTTCGGCACGCTTAACGCAGCAACGTCCTACAGTCTAAACGGCACTACCGTCATCGACAACAGCCGCAACCTAACGAACCTCGGCACGATTTCCTCTGGCGCTATTACCAGTAGCGGTGACATCAAGACAGGGTATAACAAGACGATATCAATGGATTATGACGGGCAAGGCTCTTATCACAAGGGTATGTCAGGTCTAAACCAAAGCACCTCTACAGCTAGAGGCTTGCATCTCTTCAACTACGACAACGATTCAAACCAAGGTATTAACTTTTGGGTCGGAACCAACGCTGCAAGGGCGCAAGCGCTGCATATTGCGTCAAATACAAACGTCAACATCAACAGCGGGAATCTTCTGCTCAGTGGAGACACCTTCGTTGACGCTGCCAGGCGTAACATTTATTTGGATTCAAGTAACGGTGGGGATGGGAACGGTATTTTCTTCCGCGACGGCTTTACCTCTGGCTCCCTTGCCTACAACTGCTCTATCACCGTGCAGGACCACAATGGCAACTATGCAGACGGCCTACATATCAGCGGCGGCGACGGCGTAAGCATAGGGACTGGTGGTAACAGTTATTCGGTTGATTTGCTGGTTGATATTTCTGGGAATACGACCGTTTATGGGAGCCTGAACACCGTTGGTGGTTATCAGCTAAACGGCACCACCGTCATCGACTCAAGCCGGAATCTGACCAACATCACAAGCCTCAGTGCCGGCGGATCTCAAAGCGGCTCAGCTAACTCGATTTTCGGGAATACCCAGTACGCTCTAACGGTGCAGAACAGCTCAAGGAACGATAACCAAGTTTATTACGACACCCTTTTCATCAGAAATACTAACTACGGTAGCTCTGGGGTAGTTGGGCAAAAAGCACAGATCGGACTCGCAACGGTGGATAGCGACGGGGACCATCACCGGGCGCAGATTATCGGAAAGCGAGATACCGGAGGATCGTCGTACTCGGGTCAGCTTCAACTCTTAACGCGAAACGCTGGAGCATCACCGGCTGTCGCGCTGACTCTCCGGTACGACCAGAGCGCTGAGTTTGCTGGCAACGTGCTGGTGAACCAAGCATCAGCAGTCGGTGCTGGCGGAACTCCCCCTGATATAAACGGATCAGAGCTAGGAAAAGGTTATCTAAACCTCAGCCGGGATGACTTTGCCCACGTTACGCAAATCCAGTTTGGCAAGAATGGATCGGTCGCAGGAAGAATCCACACTGATGACAGGCTCTCGATAGGGACAGGCTCGACTGGGATTTACTTTTACAACTCTGGTAACTCCATCCTGCCGTATGACAACTCCGCAGCCACTCCTTCCGACAGAGATGATGCTATTGATCTTGGTTCGTCTAGCACCCGCTTCAAAAACCTCTACCTTTCCGGAACCATTTCCTCAGGCTCCATCACCAGCACTGGACACATTGAAGTGCGGTCAGGGCTGCGCCCAAATCGAGCCTATGACAACAGCGCCATCTGGTTTACGGGCTCTGTAGACACAAACCATTGCCTGTGGAATGACTACTACGGTGGACCGACCACCAAAGGCAATGCTGGCAGCGGTTTTGACGGCATACTGTGGAACACCTACCGAGGGCTTCATGTCCGAGGGGGGCTTGGCGGTGCCTACAATCTTATCGTCGCTGAAAACTCAAGTGGTTCTTCTAACAATCACTATGTGCGGCTGTATCAGGCTAACTCTGAGCGGTTCAGAACTACATCTGCTGGCATTAGCGTAACGGGCGCAGTTCAAATAGCAGGCACTACAGTCATCGACTCAGCTCGCAACCTAACGAACATTGGCACCGGAAACTTTAGCGGCAAGGTCGATTTCCAGGGCGACGCGGCTATTGAGGGCGGAAGCGGGTACGGAATCTTTAAGGGTTACACCTCAAACAACAACCACATGGTGGTTTCCCGGGGTATTGTTACTGGGACTACGTCTTCTCCCACTATCACGGGCGGGCACAACCTGACCTTAGTCGAGTATTGCAACACTACAGATACCACCGGCTTCTACTTCAAGACATCTGATACGGGCACCTACTATGAAATTGCTCGCATAACCCGTGGCGGTATCACAAGCATCGGCAACGTGACCGCCTACAGCGACATCCGCATCAAAGAGGAAATTCAGGAGATCACGGGCGCGCTTGACAAGGTTAAGGCGATCCGGGGAGTTACGTTCAAGCGCAAAGACGACGACCGAGATCGTAGACACGCAGGCGTCATCGCGCAGGAAGTTGAGGCTGTACTTCCCGAAGTCATTACCGACAACGAAGACGGCATGAAATCAGTTGCCTACGGCAACATGGTGGGTCTGCTGATCGAAGCAATGAAAGAGCAGCAAACCCAAATCGAAGCCTTACAGGCAAAAATCGAGGAGCTAGAAAATGGCAATCACTAAGACGACGACCGTTCAGCGTGTTGAGGTTTACCCCGGGGACGACGACCCCCGCCTGATGGTGGTCTACACGGACCTGTTTGATGACCCGGACGATGACCAGCTCCCCCATGCGTCAGATCGGGTGGTCCATCTGACCAAGATGACCAGCACCACCGCAGAGGACGGGACGATCACCGAGACTGCTACCGATGTCTCCGGTCACGATCCCCTGGTGCAGACCATCGCGGCGGCTGTCTGGACTGACTAATGGCGCTTCAGACATCAGGAGCAATCTCCCTCTCGCAAGTGCAGGGGGAGTTTGGCGGCAGTAATCCGATTAGCATGTCGGAGTATTACGGACGCGACCCGTTGATTCCCAACTCTGGGACTATCGACATGGCGGACTTTTATGGCTCCAAGAAAATCCACTACAGCCGCTCGACCACGCCAGTTTTCTACTGGCTGTGGAGTGATTCGTACACAAATCGAATCTACTGGAACGGCACAGAAGTGACCAATGGGTTCGCTAACTCAGCGACCACCGCAACCGCTGGAGGATTCACCTACACCAGGGGCACTTTGCAATACACCACCTATCTCAAGGGTGCGGGTTTCTTTTACTACGACCTGTCGAGGGCTGCATGATCACCATCGAAGAGATCACCTCTGTCTCAGGAAGTGAATTCGACTCGCTCTTTAGCGCGAGCCTTCCCTATATGGAAGGAGGAACCTACGACTGGTCCTTTCTTGGGAATCCGGCAACTGACGACGAGAAGCGCGAAGCGGTCAGGGCAAAGTTTCAGGAGATCATTGATACGCCTGAAACCAAGGGCGTGCTTTGGCGTAAGGACGGGCACGCGATACACATTGCGGTAGGCTCGATGGACGCCTGGGAGCCGGGCTATATCACTTGGATCATGGCGATCTACGGTCCTGATGCAGGCGGGTCCAAGTCCTGGTTGCACAGCGAGAACTACATAACGCAGTGTCGGGATTATTTTCGGGATAACTGGGGCGTGCAGGGTTACATGATTAGCTGCCTGAACAACAGCAGCATCATGAATTACCACATGAACAAGCCCAACGCGGGCACCTATTATGAGGTCACGGTGGACTCAGTGGACACCGACGACAACGTGGCTTTGATCAAATATCGGTATCTTTAACCCCCCTTAGGAAGAGGCCAGTCATGAAGGATGACTGGCATGATAGACCCCATAACCGCAGTAGCCGCTGCGACCACCGCTTTTAAGACTGTCCAGAAACTTGTCGGCGCAGGCCGGGAAGTCGAGGACGTATTTGGTCAGCTAGGTAAGTGGTACGGCGCTGTCAGCGATTTCAACTTCGCTAAGAAGAAGGCCGAGAACCCTCCCCTGTTCCGGCGCATCCTCCACAAGTCCTCTATTGAACAGGAGGCCATGGAGATGTTCGCCCATAAGAAGAAGCTCGAAGCCCAGGAGAAGCAGATCCGCGAGATGGTTCTGTACGCTTACGGCAAGGACGGCTGGAACGAGATGGTGGCCATGCGGCGCAAGATCAAAGCTGAGCGTGAGGCCACGGTCCATAAGCAGCTAGAGCGGCAGGCGGAGGTCCGATTCTGGGTTACTGCGAGCTGCATCATTGTTGCTGGCTTGGGTATCCCCGCTGCCCTTTTATGGTTCTTCTTAGCTTGATTAAGTCGCTTGCGTCTATTAGTGGAGCTAATATAATGAACATCGGAGCTGTTCACCCTAAAGGAGTTAGCATGAACGACCAGCAGCCGCAGACCGTGACCATTGGTGAAAAGATCTATCCCATCGAGGATTTGTCCAATGAAGTCAAGGAGTTACTCTCTCTGCACGCGCAGGCTCAGGACATGATGATTAACGCTCGCCGTCAAGCCATCATCCATGAGCTTTCGGCAAGCAACCTGGCCAGCATGATCAAGAGCAAGGTGGAGGCTGATGAACCAGATGGCGTATCCGAAGCCCCCCTTGAAGGCCATGTCATCCAGTAGCTGTCCATCAGATGACTCCCGTTATTGGGAAGCCATCAACCGCCTTACCGCTCATGAAGCTATGTGCGAAGAGCGCTCTAAGACGATTTTTAATCACTTAGAGCGCATTGACGGTCGCTTAGACACGATGTCCCGACAGATGTTCATGATCGGGTTCACCATCATCTGTAGCATGGCTGGGCTGATCGTCACCTTGCTACTGAAGTGAGGTACGCATGGCTTACTTCAAGCGAGAACGATTTAGCGGAATCGCCCCCGGTCTATCCCCCCGTCTCCTAGCAGAAGAGTTCGCTCAGGTCGCCGAGAATGTCGACTTCGTGAGCGGCAGACTGACCCCTACCACTGATGATTCCGAGGAGTTCACGCTCCAGAGTGGCGCTGTCCGGTCGATTTTCTTCTACCGAGACACCAACTGGCTTGAGTGGGACCAAGAAGACGTCAAAGCAGTCCCAGGTCCTATCCCAGGGGACACCCTAGACCGGCTCTACTTTACCGGCGACAGCTACCCTAGGGTCGGTACAGCAGCGACTATGGTGGCAGGGACCAGTGGGTACCCCGCCAACTCTTACCGCCTCGGTGTCCCTGCTCCTGATAACGCCCCCAGCGTGGCCATCGCTGGCACCCCCGACGAGGCCCAGACGCCGGACGATGTTTCGTACGTCTATACCTTTGTCACTGCCTTCGGTGAGGAGGGCCCACCTAGCCTCGCCACCAGCCCTATCGAACGCACCGATACGGAGACTGTCACCATCACCATGGCGGCGGCTGATGTCCCATCTGGGAACTACAACTTCGGCACTGGTGCCCTGAAGCGAATCTACCGCTCGAACACGGGTTCGACAAACACCACCTTCCAGTTCCTCGCTGAGGTGCCCATCACCACCACGACCTATGTGGACAGCACCCCTTCTGCTGGGCTGGGGGAAGTGCTCCCGAGCGAGAGCTGGATCGGTCCGCCGGACGACGACACCTCTCTCTACCCGGACGGGCCCATGAAGGGGCTGATCGCGGTGGCTAATGGGGTCTTCGCTGGCTTTACGGGCAAGCGCCTGTGCCTTAGCGAAGCATTCCTACCCCACGCTTGGCCCATCGAATACCGCATCACCCTCGAAGAGGACATCGTGGCCATTGGCGCCGTAGCCAACGGGATCATCGCCCTCACTGACGGTACTCCCTACTTCGTGACCGGGACCGACTCAAGCGCCATGACGGCTATCCGGGTGGACCTCCCCCAAGCCTGCGTAAACGCCCGCAGCGTGGTGGATATGGGGAGCTACCTGCTTTACGCCGGACCTGACGGGCTAGTAGCGGTCAGTGGCGGCGAGGGGCAGGTGGTTACCGAGGGGCTGATCGACCCCACGACGTGGAACGCGGACTTCAACCCCACCGGGTACCGTGCCTTCCGCCACGAGAACACCTACGTCGCCTTCTGGACCGACGGCTCCAGCCACAAGGGCTTCGTCTTCGACCCCCGTGCCGACCGAGCCGCTATCTCCACGATTACCACCGCAGGGCAGGTGAACGGCGGGTACATGAACCCGAAGGATGGCGAGCTGTATCTGGTCGTCGCGGACAAGATCCAGAAGTACCGGGGGAGCTCCACTCCTCGGACCCTTCGCTGGAAGAGTAAGCAGTACGTCACACCCAAGCCTGTGAGCATGAGCTGGGTGTCCGTCCATGCTCAGGCCTACCCAATCACCGTTAAGGTCTGGGCGGATGGCGAGCTCATCGCGAACTACGCCCTCTCCTACGCCAACAACGTCTATACCCAAACTGTGACCACGCCTGCTGGCGCCGGTACCGGGACGCTTCGTGAGCCCATCATGCGCCTACCTCCGAAGATCGGTCAGGTTTGGGAGGTTGAGGTATCAGGTGCTGTTGAGATCGACGAGGTCTGCCTCGCCCAGTCCATGGATGAGATCTCCAGCACATGACGACGACGGTACGGACGAATAACCCCACCACCGTTCCGGGTATTCCGAAGCCCCCTGCGGACGTATCTCCTTCCCTGCGGGCGTACCTTGAAGCGGTCTCGGAGGCCCTTGAGATTCGCCTTGGGCGAAGGGGTGATCCGCGAGACCGGGCCGTCACGCTGCGGGAGCTGATCAACTCTGGCTTGGCTCAGGAGCTTCGGGGGCGCCAGTTCAACCCGAATCGACCAAACGATCTGGACTTCCTTGACCCCGCCCAGGACCTAGCTGTCCCGCCGAGGCCGACGGGGTTCTCAGCTACCGGCGGCTATTCCCTCATCCAGCTCTACTGGGACTTCCCGACCTATGGGAACCACAGCCTCACGGAGATCTGGCGCCACGATAGCGATGTGCTGGGGGACGCTCAGCTTGTCGGCGTCTCTCCAGGCCTTGCCTATGTGGATGCCGTTGGCGAGGGGGAGAGCTACTACTACTGGGTCCGCCATGTTTCCACTTCCGGCGTGCCTGGGCCGTTCAACGCAACGGCAGGCACCCTTGCCGAGACGGCTCTGAATGTCGAGCTTATCCTCAGCGAGCTGACCGGGGCGATCACCGAGAGCCAGCTCCATCAGGACCTTGAGGCTCGCATCGACCTCATTGACGCCGATGCGTCTGTGGTTAATTCCGTGGCCTACCAGATCGCTCAAGAGACAGCGGCCAGGGTCGCGGCGATCAACCAAGAGATTTCAGATCGAACCGCTGCGGTGACTGCGGAAGCCACGGCGCGCACCGCTGCCATTGCGCAGGAGGTAAGTGACCGAAACGCCGCCATCGCAGTTGAAACCAGTGCTCGGAACACGGCGGTCAACAATGAAGCGGCGGCTCGGGCCTCAGCTATTAGCACTGCTGTGGCCAACCTCCAGAGTCAGATCGACGATCTGAACGCCATCGACCCCTGGTCGAGCTCTACGTCTTACGCCATCGACGATCAGGTGGTTTACAACAACAAGCTGTGGAAAGCGGCGGCGGCCAACAGTAACTCAGCACCTAGCGCCTCGAACTCGAACTGGACCCTGATCGGGGACTACACCAGTCTCGGGGATGCGGTGGGGGCGAACGCGGCTGCGATTCAGCAGATCAACTACGTCGACGCAAACAGCAGCTCCGCAGCCGCTCAGGCCATTGCGGCGCTGGAAGCCACGGTGGACGACCCCACAACGGGGGTAGCGATCACTGCCTCGGGCTTGAGCAGCCTAAAGGCCACAGTGGAGAACGGCACCACCGGTCTTGCCGCCACCGTAACCCGGGTGGGGGCCCTTGAAGCCACGGTCGACAATGTAAATACCGGGGTGGTCGCCACCTCGAACGCCCTTGATCTGGTTGAAACGACCGTCAATGACGGCACTAACGGGGTGGTCGCCACAGCTAACCGGGTATCGACCCTGGAGAGCACGGTAGGAGATGGGACGACGGGCTTGGCGGCTACCCGAGCCCTGCTCATCAACGACTACTACACCAGCGCCGAAACCGACTCAGCCATCACGACCGCATCGACCCAGCTCAGCGCGGCGATTAACCTTAAGAACCGCACCTATCGGCAGGCAGCAGAGCCTGCCTCTGCGGGCTTGGTCAGTGGTGATATCTGGTACGACTCCGATGACGGGAACAAGGCCTACCGCTGGAACGGCAGTTCTTGGGACGTCACTGACGACACCCGTATTGCTGGCACCATCGCTAATCTGGCGAACAACTACTACACCAGCGCGCAAACAGACTCCGCGATCTCTGCGGCGTCCCTGCTCCTCGAAGCGCAGATCGACGGTAAGAACACCACCTTCCGCCAAGCCACGGCACCAAGCACCACGGGACGGAGTACCGGCGATCTCTGGTTCGATAGCGACGACAATAATCGGGCTTACCGCTTCGATGGCACCAACTGGGTCGCGACTGACGACGCTCGCATCGCAAGCACGCTGGCCACGCTGACAAACGACTACTACACCAAGACGGCCACTGACAGCGCCATCGCTACGGCCACGCTGAACCTCGTCACTAACACCGGGCTGTCCACAGCCCTGGGCGCCTACGCGACAACGGCCACGCTCACCAACAACTATTACACGGCGACTGAGACTGACTCTGCGATCTCTGCTGCAACCTCTACACTCGTGTCGAACACGGACCTCAGCACAGCGCTTGGTAGCTATGTCACCAACTCCACTCTGACGAGTGACTACTACACGGCGACTGAGACTGACTCTGCGATCTCTGCTGCAACCTCTACGCTCGTGTCAACGACCGATCTCAGCACCACCCTTGGTGGTTACGTCACCAACGCCACGCTGACGAATAACTACTACACCCGTACGGCAACAGACAGCGCGATCAGCACTGCCACGCAGAGCCTCGTGTCAACGACCGATCTCAGCACCACCCTTGGCGGTTACGTCACCAACTCCACTCTGACGAGTAACTACTACACGATCACGGACGCTGACTCGGCAATCTCGACGGCGACGCAGAACCTCGTGTCGACCACGGACCTATCCACCGCCCTGGGGAGCTACCCCACCACGTCGACCTTGACGACGAACTACTACACGAAGACGCAGACGGACTCTGCGATCAGTGCGCAGACCAGCACCCTGTCCTCGCAGATCGGGGCGAAGAACCGCACCTACCGTCAGGCCTCTGCCCCTTCGAGCGGACTGGTGACGGGAGACGTGTGGTTTGATTCGGATGACGGCAACAAGTCCTACCGTTGGAATGGCTCTTCCTGGGTGGCGACGGACGATACCCGGATCGCGGGCACCATCGCGAACCTGACGAATAACTACTACACGAAGACTGCTACGGACTCGGCCATCACCGCTGCGTCCCAGACCCTTCAGTCCTCGATTAACTCCAAGAACCGCTCCTTCTATCAGGCAGCAGCCCCCGGGTCCTCCGGCCTGACCATCGGGGATTTGTGGTTCGAGAGTGACAATAACAACAAGGCGCACCGCTGGAATGGCAGTAGCTGGGTAGCTATCGACGATGCACGCATCGCAAGCACTGCTGCCAGCCTCACTAACAACTACTACACGAAGGCTGATACGGATTCGGCGATCAGCACCGCGACCCAGAGCCTGGTCTCCACAACCTCGCTGAGTAACACCCTAGGCGCCTACGCGACCAATGCGACGCTGACCAACAACTACTACACGAAGACTGCCACGGATTCGGCGATCAGCGCGGCAACGCAGAATCTCGTCTCCTCAACGACGCTGAATAACTACGCAACCAACGCGACGTTGACGAACAACTACTACACGAAGACTGCGACCGACAGCGCGATCTCGACGGCCAGCAGCACCCTAACCTCGACCTTCAACAATACGCTGACGGGGTACGCGACTAACGTCGCGCTCCAGCAGAACTACTACACCAAGGCCTCGGGGGAAGCGCTCGAAGGCCGCTACACAGTGAAGATCGACGCGAATGGCTACGTCGCGGGGTTTGGTCTTGCCGTTAATGCCAACGACGCGACCCCGACGTCCGAGTTCATCATCAGAGCCGACCGCTTCTCCATTGGCTCTCCTGGCCAAACGAGCGTTATCCCCTTCATCGTCCAGGCCTCGGCTACCACTATTAATGGTGTGAGTGTTCCGGCAGGCGTCTACATGAACGACGCCTACATCCGTAACGGTACGATCACCAACGCCAAGATCGGTGCGGCTGCGGTAGATAACGCGAAGATCGCTGACGCCAGCATCACGACAGCGAAGATCGGAGCCGCCCAGATCTATGAGGCGAACATCGCCAACGGGCAGATCACCAACGCGAAGATCGGGAATGCGGCGATCACCAGCGCGAAGATTGGTGATGCGCAGATCACCAACGCCAAGATCGGCACGGCTGCGGTGGACACGCTCCAGCTTGCTGGGGAGTCGGTCATCGTGCCGGTGGCGGATACCTACAGCGGGTACATTGCTGCGTCCTGGCCTACCTTCCGCACCTCGGCGAATGGTCTGCCTAGCGCCTCAATTACCCTATCCCTCGATACCGAGGTGCTTGTGCTCTGGGGCGTGCGCTTCCAAGGACAGTCCAGTGGTGCAGGGAACATGATTATAGAGATATACGAGGGCACCACTCGTATTCTGAACATCGGTAATACCACCTCCTCACCGAATGCGGTCAGCAACAGCGGTTTCGTTGGGGGTGCGATCCGACGCTCGAAGGCTGCTGGGACCTACACCTACTCCATGCGCTGGACGGCATATAACTCGCCGCTCTATGAGGCCTACATCATCCTTCTTGGTATACAGCGATGATATATCTCAAGTACGACCTCACTACTGGCGATGGGCTTGGGCTGCGGAAGCAGTCCGCAAAGGATGCGCCCCCGGTATCTGATGAGGTGGGCTTCCTCCCCATCGACGAAGAGCTCTACCCGGCGGAGTGGCGCGTCAATCTGGACACCATGCAGCTCGAACCACGCACCAAGTCTCATGAAGAGCTGGACACGGAGAACATGGTGACGCTGCGTGGGCTTCGGAACCAGAAGCTTGCTGCCTGTGACTGGCGCGTGATGCCTGATTCACCGATTAGTGATGAGCAGCGGGCACTATGGGTTGCGTATCGAACGGCGCTTCGGGAGCTACCGCAGACCATTGAGCGCCCCCTGCTGTCTCTTGAAGAGGTCCCATGGCCAGAGGAGCCTGTGTCATGAACTTCTTGTCCTACGAAGAGTCCGACCCCGATGCCGACGGGGATGTCACCATCACTCTCACCATCATTAGCCAAGACACAAACCTGCTTCACCGGGTCCGCAAAGCCTTCCGCATAATCGTAGATGACAGCTCTCCTGACCTCAGAATCATGACCCCGCCCAAGCCCACAGCGTCATAATCCCTTTGCCCTGTAATGGTTGCAATTAGCAACTGTTTTAACCTGTAAGTAGTTGATTCTCTAAAAAAAAAAAAAAAAAAAAAAAAAAAAACGGTTTTTCGGGAAAAAAACATAGACAAATAGCGTGAAACCATTAGTGTTAGAAGGGACACATTAGTGAGGCTAATTACCCCATGAGTGATCCCGTCAACAGCCCAGCACACTACAACAACGGCGGGATCGAATGTATCGACGCAATACAGGCGAGCATGTCCCAGGAAGAGTTTGAGGGTTACCTCAAAGGGAACACGCTCAAATATCTATGGCGCTACCGGTACAAGGGAAAACCGAGGGAAGACCTCGCGAAAGCGGGGTGGTACCTAGGAAAGCTAAAATCGGAGGTTGAACGTGGGTCTGACTGAATTCCTGCTTGATAAGTACGGTCCTTTCATGGATCTCGCCGAACTGGCGACCTTACTTCGTATTAAGAAGGCGACGATCTATAACCAGATTTACGCTGGTCGATTAGATGTGCCCCATGTAAAGCGGGGCAAGCGCTATCTCTTCCCTACTCTTGCAGTTGCTGAGTATCTTGACTCCCTCGTTCAAACGCCGAGATCAAGTCAAGCGGCTTAAGGTTCGTGTAACGCTTAAGCTGGGTCCATGTCCTATGCCCCGAGATAGCAGCAACCTCGGGGATGGACATGCCCCGCTCGAACATCCTGCTGATTGCCTCATGTCGTAGGTCGTGGAACCGAAGCCCTTCGATTCCTAGCCTTTTGCACGTCCGTGCAAAACGATCCGATACGCTGGCGGCGCTCTCAATGGGAAAGATCCTCCCTACCCCCTTACTCGTCTTTAATTCTGCGCGTAGGAGCGCCTCCACAGCGGGTAAAAGCGGGATCAGTTGGTGGTTCCCCTCCTTCTCCGTGGGGTGCTTCCGGTCCCGGACCAGCAGGCTCTTATCCTCGAAATTGATGTCCTCCCAGTGGAGCTCAGCAATCTCCTTCTGCCGCATGCCACTCTCAAGGGCGATGCGCACGATGGGGATAAGCCAATGACCTTTACGGGTGGCCTCGATGATCCGCTCGATCTCCCCAGGCTGAACCCTTCTCTCCCGCTTCCGGCTTCCTCCGGTCATGGAGAGCTGCGACATAACCTTCATAGCCGCTCGTACCGGGTTGTCCTTGAGCTCCAGGCCCCACATGGTCCGTCCCATGTCGATG